CACCTGTTGCAGCCCATTGAGCCAGACCAGACCCAAGCGCACTAGCCCAAAGGGCGCTACTGCCAAACAAAGCTGGTCCAGCCATTGATCCAAGGAGTGGCGCAAGAAAAGCCCATGCCTCTGGTTGCCCTGTCTGTGGATTAACCGTTAGCGGCATCGCGGAAGATAGACCCCTGACTTCGGCAGGATTAACGTGCATTAACATGGAATCACCGTAACGACCCTGTCTGGCTACGTTTCTCGCTTGCTGTTGTAAACTTAATGTCATCAGATTGTCCTTAATACATACAAATTTTAAAACAAATATTTACTGGTAAACTTATCATTTAACTGGAGGCTTCATTCCATATCTCTTCAACATTTCTTCGTATAGTTTTTTGTCCCCACGAGCATAGTCCGTAAGCCACTTTGGAGTCATTGCCTGCCCCTGACTATGTCTGGCTAAAGAAGCCCCCATTCGACTCATATGGTTATCAGCAGCTATCGTCATTCTCTGAAAGTCAGCTGGACTCTGTCCACTCTGTCTGGCTAGTTGTGCATCCAGAATAGCATCATCAATCCTTGCCTCTAGGTTAGCAACAGCCTGCCTTCTATTGGCTCCTCCAGCACCTTGGATATTCCTGTTTCTAATAACAGCCTCGGTAGCCTCATCCCATTGTTGATTAATATTAGCTGTCCTTCCGAATCTCCTGACTTGCGGTTGATTTACTTGATTTACTGTCCCGCCTCGCAGAGGATTTGCTCTATGAGGCCGTATATTTCGAGGTTGGGTAAAATCGCGTATTGCATTTATTGTTGCAAAGTCATCTCCTCTCTGCATTCCAGTAGCAGCCTTGCCTTTCGAAATTAATCTTCCCAATCCACCAAGCCCTGCAATAGCTGCTGCTGCCCCCGTACCCGCCACAAACTTTCTTCTGCTTATATTCGGAGTATCGCTCATTACAGAAGCTGGTCTAGCAGTCCTGTAAATACCCTGTCCAGCTTTAAGAAATGGTCTGAGATAAGGTAATCCAGCAAGCACTTGAAGACCGCCCCTAACAGGGTGTCCAGTTTTAAAATGTTCTGCAACACTTGGTATTTTCTCACCAGCCACCATTTCCTTAAAGGTAGTTTTCCTCCCCGGTGGTACTGGATATTTCCCACTAATATCAGCAGCAATTCCGGGAGGAGTCATCAACCCCCAGAACCATGCCTGTTGAAGTCCAGTAGGCATATTGGGCAGATTCCTCTTGCCACCCTCCAAAACAGCCTCATTTACATTACGCATCCTAGTTGATGCCGATGGCAAATTTGGTCCTAGGTCACCCGTGTATTCCGAAGTCGGAGATATCCTAGGCTGATGAATCCATTTCGGCTCAATCATGGCTTTCTCTGGATCATAAGATGACAAAAGATATCTCTGGACTGAAGGAGAGTATCCCCCAGAACCTGCCTGATAAATTTCTGCTAGATTAGGCATCGCTGTATACTTCCTTTAAAATCATTTTTCCCACGGCATCTTTTTCAGGTAATTAGCGTAGCCTTTTATATATTCATCTCTTGTACTCATCAACACACGCGGATCAAAATCACCCGCTCGTCTAGCCACTGGACTTGAAGATGAAGTACCCATAGGGACTTGTTCCGCTCTGCCACTAAACATACCAAACTCATCGGATATCAGATAGGCTCGCGAGTTCATTCGTCTTTGTGGTCCTATCACCCACTTGGTTTGACCACCATGATTACGCAATACTGTGCCACCCTTACCTACAACAAAAGACCCCATCTTATTAGAAATGACAGGCTGTCCACTTAAATTATATTGAAGAGTTTCTGGGAATCGGCCTTGCTCTTGATACAATTTAGAATGCGCCATTCTGGATTGTGGGGTCCAGCCTCCGGCGGGCGTAGCATACTTCTCGGATTTTGAGAAGCCCTCCCACTGTCGTGGTTCATCTGCAGCACTTATACCTTTAAAAGAACCCAATGGTTTTCCTATGTCGCCCCTGCCAGCAAGAGGTATTTTATCAAATTCGAATTCGGCGGCACGAGCTAATCTAGCCTCCTGAGGAGTATAAGGAGTTCTCTGATTTATAACTTTTCTGAACCTTGGATCAATATTAGAAACGAGTTCTAAAGCCTGCGTTTTTTGTGCTTTAACCAAAGCAGTTGCATTTGGAACAAAAACGGACCCAGATGCATCTTGAATCACTGGCACACCATGAATCTCAAAAAGTTCTACAGTGTGTTTTGGATTGTAATCAAGATTTGCTGTTGCTTTCGGTTTAAATCGACCCATCAAATGGAATCTTTCCAGTAACTCCAGATCAATTCGGCTGAAATCATGTGCAGTCAATCCATATCGATCAAGTTTCCCGGCATCCCACAAGTTATCCAAAAATCCTAATCCTTTGTGTTCCTGAGCAGTCAAACCAAATGTGTGTAAATTATCTGGATGATATTTCGCGAGAACAGAGCCTCCAGAATGAGGAACCTTTAATAAGGCGTTCCGATTTAAATGCAAAGGATTGGGTCGGTATTTCCTGTCTTTTGATAGCTTATTGATAACTCCCATAAATCCGTCTACATCCATACGGGTTGTTCCTGCAGCGGCTGTACTTGCAGGTCTTGAGACTTTTCCTATTCCGGATGCCAATGCGCCAAGACCTGCGGCTGTCAGACCTGTCTTTTCGAAGAACTCCCTTCTTGTCATTGGCATTCCACCGAGACCACCCGTACCCAGAGGAAGTTCTAGTTGAGCGGGACCCCTACCGGTTCGTGCCAGCATGGTCTGAGCGCCCCTCGCCACCAACGGAAGCCCGATCCCCAATCCTGCCTGTAATGCCGCTGTCCCCTTCTGCCCTTCTTTCCAGTGCTGCCTTATACTGGGAATCCTATTCTCTTTTTTAAACATATCCTTTATCTTTGTCGCTGGTATGGTTTCCCCTGTTTCTGGATCAACCCTTTCTCCTGCGGGTATATCTGGGGCATAACCACTTCCATACAAAGCTCCCAAACCCACCAAACCAGTGGTCCCTGTTACAGGAAGAGTGGCTGCATTCGCCAGCAACCATAAATTCTGAGCGGGGGTAAGCCCTTTAGTTGGAGTACCGAATGGAGCATCCCAGATCGACCCCCTCGGACTGGCATCAGGCTTCGGGTCCATTAAGGAAGGGCCTTGGGCATATCTCAAGCCTGACCTAGTCACTGGGACTCGGCCTTCCAGCATTGCGCGCTCAAACCTTTTACGGGGGATAAACGCTTCATTGATGCGGGGACGAAAACGTACTGGCCTTTTGTCTGATGACCTCTGTAACTCAGCAGCACCACCTACCTGATATCCGCGCCTGTTATCAGGCATAAGATAACTTTGAACCGAAGGGGAATATCCCCCGAAACCTACTGGATAAGCTTCTGCTAGGCTAGTCATGGGGAGAGTCCATACTTATCTTCATATTGTTTTTTTCTTTCCTCGAAGCTCCTATGACGGACACCCTTATTTCGCTTCAAGTAATCGGCATATACCAATCCATATATACGCTCCCACTCCTTTTTATCTTTTTCGGAGCCTCCTTCCAGTAATTTTGACTCGGCAAGTTCATAAGCTTGCCTGCCCCAAGCCTTATATAAAAGTGATCTCCACTCGGCATCAGTCATCGGTTCCTGTCTTGACAATTCCCTTGCATCTGCAGTTTTGGATGATTCCTGCTTTGCATCATTGAAACTGAACAAACCTCTTCTGGGTACTGTATATCCATGTTTCTTTACGGCATCAACTTCCGCTTGAATGAAAGACTTTCGGCCACCAGAAAGATGTTTCTTCAAAGACTTTTCTGCTTGAATCGGTGATATTTTCTCCGAACCACCCAAGGTAAGCTGCCATTGACCCACTGCTCTCCCCCACTCGTGTGGGGTAGAAGCCCTCCAAGCACCGAACTTACGATTCCATCGCTCTTCTTCATCAAATCTGCCTGCATGATGGGGGGTTGGTATAACAGTCGACTCCAATAGATTCACCCGAGGGAATTCCCCTTGTTGGCTTACATATCGATGCCTGAACTCGTGAGCTAATGAAGGAAGGCTTGCCTGCTTGTACATAACGATCTCATCTCCAGCTGGATCATATGGCTTTATCATAGGAATCCTAGTAGTTCCTATGCCTCTCTCTAATGTTTGCCGTTCAAGCAAATTCGCTTTATCTAAGTGTTTCTGCAATGTCGGATCGAGGGATTCACCTTCAGGCAATTCCCTCATTGCATCCTCGGCTCTTCTTTTGTATATCCCCAACGCATATTCCCTACCAATTGGATTGGTTCTCATCCAAGTATCAAGACCTTTCAGACCAATTCCTGTGCTTTGTTCTCTGCTTTTCGCTACCCATTTCCCATATTCCTCAGGCGTTCTCCCCCTAATGTAACTGGGATAGTGTTGCATATGCCGCTCTACGGGAACCTGATATTCACCAGCCCTTCTTTTCACTTCATATGGGCGAACAGTAACTCGTGACATATCGATAGCAGAACGACCATATGGCCCCATACGTTCAATGAGATCAGCTTCTATAGAAGCAGGAACATACGGATAACCAACGGATTCAGGCCATGTTGCGAGATCACGATCATTTGAAATTCCTAATTGCTGCTTCTGTTTTTGAATGGCTAGCTGCAGAAGACCACGATTTTCATACCCGAAAAGAGGGTCTTCGTGCGCTGGCCTGCCTTTCTCTTGCAAGTCCTTAAGATAAAGCTCAAGGTTAAGGTATTGATCTTTATACTTGTTAAAAGGCCCTTCAACAGGTAAACCCAAGTCATATAACTCTCTATTCTGTGCTTCAAACAGCCTTTTAAATCTAGCATCTCTACCAAACTGTCTTCTCTTTAAGGCTTCAATGTCCGAAGCAGTTGGTTGAGAAAGACCTGCCATCTTATCTCTCTTCCTTAGTCTCGCAGCCAAATAAATTAAAGGACATATCCACTGCAGATGCATACACCTTCAGTACGTCTGTTTGCCCCAGCGTCATTCCAATTACCATCGTCAAAGTGGTGTTCGCTGCTACAGACTTGTCATAAAACAAATACTGCTTGTCATGTGCTGATGCTCCAGCGACATGGACAGATAGCCTGAATGTAATCGCTGAACCAGTCCTGTTGCAGGCCACAAAACTGCTGATTGTGGTCTGGGTCAGGTTAGGAACTGTATAAAGGGTCGTAACCGTAGTTGCTGCCGTATCCACCTGCCCTAAAACCTTCAGAATATCAGTCATTTTTTGCACCCATCAATAAAAATTGATGTCTTCTTAAAGATTTACTGGTAATACTTTCTTGCATTCTCTGAAGACGGTCCATCTTGCTATTCATACTTTGTATGGCTTGTTCGATAGTTCTACGGGTTGTAGATTCATTGGTTAAATCGTACTCATCGCTTGGAATGGGCAGTGTTACATTTTTTATATCAGACATTATCTTTTTCCGTCTGGCCTCAATTCAAGCCTGAGATCACCAAGTCTCCACCCGTAATCACTGGAAGAATTCGATACTCTGAGTGCAAACTGCCTGCCACGCGCCCTAGTATTTGAAAATGTAGAAGCTGGAGTTACAGCAGTAGTGGATAATGTAGACAAGCTTTGCAATGGATAATCCCTGCCTTTAATAGTGAATGTTACTTCATTGGCCGTTGATGTCTGGTCCCTGAATTCAATATCGGGTATAAGTTTTGATAAGAACATAAAATGTTCTCCGTCTGGGGTCAGGTCAAAGTCACTTGATTCAATATATGAATCAAATGATTCTCCATTATCTCCATGACCCCTTTCGTGATCATAAATATAATTAAGATTACTACTATCATTTTTACTGGTAGCAATAGGATAATTTAAAATCAAAGCTTCATCCCAAGCAGTCCTTACAAAATTATCTGAAGTTGTGCCAATCGACCAGACATTTTCAAGATAATTATATAGAGCGTATCGGTCTACTTCATCGCTGCTGCTTGACGGATAAAACCACATAATCTCATTGGCATTATCATTTACTGCCCCAAAAACTTTATAAGATTGCGTGAAATTAATATCACTTAATATGTAATCCAATACCGTACACGCAAGACGGGATGCAGAACCAGAATAAGAATAGAAACCATCCCTGTCCATGAAATAAATTCGACCATTGGCATTAACAACAGCATTTGGACCTATTAAAGAAGGCCCCCTTGCCACCTCAGAAAAGCTGAAAATAAATGGAGAACCGACAAATCTCATGGATACAATTCCAGCATCTGTCCATATGAGGATTTCCTGTCTGGCTTGAATAGCCCCAATAATTTCAGACCCAGTAGACAACTGAACTCCACCAGACTGGTTCGTAGCAGTAGGAGTCCAGTCAGCAGCAGATTCAATATCTGAAAACCTGACCAGTAACGGGTTAAGTGTCGATGATCCAATTGCATTGCATCCTATTGCAATAACGTGCCTATCAACATCAGACATCATTACCTGAAGGGCAACAGTGGGTGTATCGCTAGCTCCAGAAAGGGTACTGATATTTACAGCTGCAGTAGTAACACCAGCAGATTCGTCCCAGTAATAAATACCACCTCCCCTGACACAGGCAAGCACATCATCCCCAAAAGTGTCTACAGACCATAACCTGAGTTGATTGCTATCAGTCAGCGCCGTAGATGAACCCCATGTACCAGAACCCCATGCCCCAACGCCCCACCCTGTAGATGGAACATACACATCAAGTCCTGAATTGATTTGATAGACTCCATCCACACCAGCGCCACCATTTTCGTCATCATCCGAATTTGCGGTAACTTCATCTCCAGAGGTATCCTTAGCAACTATAGTGTAAGCATTCGCACTTGTTACCAATGCAATTTGATATTTTTGCTGTAAAACAGTTTGAGTTATATTTCCCCCTGCACCGAGTCCATCACTTTGTACACCACTAAAAGTAACAAAATCTCCATTTACAGCACCATGAGAACTGTCTGTAACAGTAACAGTAGAAGACCCATTAGTTGCCGCAAAAGTAATACTATTGGTAGATGTTTTGCGGGTAGGGGTTATATCGTTAAAAACATTTCCTTCCTGAACATATAATTTCTGATGCGTACCAATTACAGTATAGGAATCACCTTCTGCATCCTTATAAGTAAGAATTTTCCTGCAGGTTCCTATGAAACTATTGGCAGAATTTTTAATCCATCCTCCTATACGCTCTGGCTTACCTTTCCGAAATCTGACCTTATCAGCGTCATACCATCCATTTTCATTGCTGTAATTAGTACCTTCCTTATTAATCCCGGGTCTGAATGTAAATTTTAAAAATGGCATTTATCCCTCCAAAACCATCAATGCCAGACGAACTGCCCTTTCTCCGACCTGATCTGCCCACTTTGAATCAAGCATCTCTTCTGCCGCTACATTCCATATTTGGTTTTCCATGGCTTTAATAAATTTTTTGAATCCCTTGAGCTTCCCTAATCCTAGGTTAAAGCACATATTAACCAATGCCCTTTGCCGTTTATCCGAAAGGTCTTCATACCAACTAAAAGACTTTTTCAATTCATCTATACAGATATCTATATCGTTTTGAAGCAAAAACTCAGCCTCTAAATCACTAATTCCACGATCTTCTATATTTCTTCCGATACCAATAGTCAATTTGTCGGCAGAGCATTTGTAAGGTTTTAACCTTACTCCCTCGTCCCTCTTCAATTCTTCAATTAAAGTTTCTCTATTCATTCCACATCATTTAAAGGATTTTCAAGAATAGTCTGAATCCTTTCCTCCAAGTCATTCCGAATTTGACGCATCGTACCATCCATTTCCCTAATTCGGTCATCTAGGTCGTTTCTCGTACCCCGGATTTCTGAGTTCATTTCTTGAAACCGGGATTGCATCTCGCGTTCCATGTCATAAACATCGTTCCGCACTTCCCGTTGTGTCGCAGATGTTTCTGTCTCAATGGTTCTTGAAAGGCGGTTGGCTTCAACGATTTCATCAGACACCGCATTAATATCTGAGGCAAGCTCATTTCGGATGAGGTCATACACTGTCTCAAGCCTCCGAATTTCAGCGGTTATGGAATCCGGCTCAAGTGAGTTCAGCTTCGATTCCGCATCCAGCAGGCGATTGTATAGTTCAAACCCTCCCCACAAAAAACCGCCTACGGTTCCCAATAAAGGCAAAATCAACAGCAGCTTCCCACCACCGATTCGGATTCCCTGATACTCTACCTCTGCCATTATCTATCGTACTGGCTCAAAATCATCTGATTCAATTTCTGCTGTGTTTTGCCGGCCATCATATAAAAATTGAATAGATTATCATCCAGTTCCACGCCCTCATAAATTGAACGATCAAGATACCAATTTGTATTATCCTGAATCTGGGATTGATTCGTATACTGAGAAAAACCTTCCCTGAACCCAAGAAAAGTAACTACGGCTGTCTGATCACTGTCAAAACCGCCTTCTTCAGAAATAGCTTCCAATTGGTCCTGTAAATTTTGCTGAACCACTTCAGCCCCCACTCTTTCAGCCAGAGACTCTACTGCCGAAACAATCCTTTCTTCGCTTGCCGTTGGAGGCTCTATCTCAAACCTTCCGAAGTCAGGGACCTGTTGGGAAAGAAATGTCCCGATATCTCCACCCACGGCCATTGCTTCACTGAAACTGTCTTCAAACTGAATGTCTGCCTGTGTAAAGGTTTCCCCACCATCCAAAACAAAATCCTGTTGCAACTGCTGCTGTTCCTGCTGCTGTTCTGCCACCTCAAACGGGGAGTCAGCGACTATCTGTGTGGCAGGCGTTTCGGTCATCTGAATCTGCTGAATACCAGAAGATTGCTCATGCTGGTCCTGAATAAAAGTGTCGCCAGTGGCAAGAGACTGCTCAGTCTGGCTTACTGGATCGATATTTTGGGAAATACTTGTACCCGAAGATGAAGCATCTGTACTACCAGACGACATGATTGTGTTCCCGCTTTGTTGCTGTGACGAACTTCCGTCCGATGACGATTGCTGGGATGATATTGTCCTAACCGAGTTCATAGCGATAGATACAGCACGATTGTAATTTCTGCGATCATCCTTTTTACTGGACCTCTTCTCTGTTTTTTCCTCTAACTCTTCATCTTCTTCTGCGATCAATTCCATTTCTTCAACAGGATCACTTTCTTCCTCAATCAATTCTTCCTCTTCCTCCACTTCTTCTGCAATACTGATCAATTCCTCCAGTTCTTCTTCATCAATAAGCTCTTCAAGCTCTTCAAAAATTTCGCCCTCAATTAAATCTTCATAAACCTCCTCAGACTGCTCCTCAAGCAAGTTTAGTTGAGCATTTTCGACAAACTCTTCTTCAAGAAGAAAATCTTCTTCTACGCTTAACCAGACATCCGTAATTTCCATGTCCTCAAGGATATAGTCCTCATTTAGCTGGGCTAAAAGGTATTCTCCTTCTATTTCCTGCTCAAAAACAGAAATAAATTCTTCTTCAAATTCAGAGTCTATAAATAAAAGTTCCTCCTCGACAGATGGCTGAAAATCCACATAATCGAATTCTTCGTAAATTTCCTCTGGCATGAATAAAGGAAAATTTTCTTCGTATATCTGTGTTTCCACGAGATACAAATCTTCCTGAAACTCATCTACATACTGGAAATCAAATAATTCCTCTTCCCAAGCTTCTGTCTCAAAAAAGAATTCTTCCTCAAAATACTCAGGTTCATACTCGTAGATATACTCTTCTTCTTCGTAGCCATAAAAATCTTCTTCGGATGAAAATCCGACATTTATAAAGACTTCATCATTGGAAATACCAAGCATGGTGTAATCATCCTCAGTATATGTCCCGTCATCAAAAGTCTCTTCTTCTTCTATAGCGTAAGAATCTTCGATAGCTTGCTGTCTGGCTAGGGCAGACCCATATCCCGCGCATGAACTATGATAAAGATCATCAAGATCACACTGCTGCAACAGGTAAGCTGATGCATACCCGCTGCAATTTACGTTATAAAGACTATTCAGGTCGCATTGCTGTAAAAGATAAGCGGCTGCATAACCCGAACATTCTTCATCGTAAAGAGCGTTGACCCCGCATTGCTGGTTAAAGTAAGCCAACGCATATCCACTGCAATTCACACTATAAAGCTGGTTCGCTTCACACTGGGATGTAATGTCAATTTCCACAAATAAAGACTTGTTTTCCAGCGTAGTGTTAAAGCTGGTGTTGTTCCAGTCCGTGTTGACACAGGAACCTGAAACATTTGTGGTTCCCGTGGAACATTCATCGTGGAAAAGGTACTGCTTGTATTCGGTGGAATCACCCTGTATTCCAATCAGGACATCGTGCTGGATAATGTCTAAATCTTCATACCTGAACTCGATATTATTCGTACCTTCATACAACAGCATCTCAAAGGTGTTATCGGAAGCACGGTGGTATTCACGCAAGTCGTACCATCCAGCTACAAAATAATCATTACCACTAGGATCATCAAAATATTTCGTCAACATCTTTGAGCCGCTGTCGCGGATCAGGTCGGTCCAGAACGGATAAATTGTGTAGGTCGTGTCAGGCAACGGGTCTGGGGTGTAATCATTACAGTAAGACGTAGTAAAGGAAAAGCACCCATTCGTAGCCATATACCCTTGGGTATAACTGTTTCCATAAAAATCAAATGTAAATCCCAAGTTAATCGCACTGGACCTTCCGTCATCGCTGACATTCCATTGGGAAGTGCCTGATTCGTTTCTCAAATCAATAATAGAAGCCGTTCCGACCACAAAATCGGAGGCTCCCGCAACGAGTGGCAGAAAACTACATATTGCAAATATCTTCTTCAGGCGATTCATTGCAGAATTCTTCCTTGCTATAGACCCGATAATCAAACTCACGGCCCTGTTCAGATTTCCTGAACCGATACTCAACTTCCGTTACCCCTTCAGGCTTGTCCTGAGGGTTGCGGTCCCAGCTATCCTGTGCGTCTGAGCCTATCAACCCGTTATAGGGACAAGGGGTTCCAGCCATCTCCATTGCCTCAAAAACACGCGAGTCCTGACACATCAGGCTGACTGCCGCGACCTTCATTCCCATATCGTAGATTGTTTTAGATAACTTGATTCGTTCACAATTCTCGTCCCGAATACTTCTGCCTCCAGAAAACCCTAAAATCTGAGTCTGTACTGCACCGCTGACTCCAGTTGTACACAAGTCCTGAGAATAAGAACTACCTATACTGGGAGCAATCGCACTTGGTGGTGGACTGGTTATTTCCTGCTCAATCCTCTGAACAGTCTCATTACGGTTAATATTTTCATTTCTATTGGTATTATTAGATACATTCGTATTATTTGTGGTAACTTCAGAAGAAGAGTTACTTTCTGAAGTACTAGAATTTACATTGGTGTTGGTATTGCTAGAAACCGCTGAACTGCTGCTTGTACTATTTGTAGTATTTACATTATTACTATTTACACTCTGGTTAATATTTGAATTATTATTGTTTGTATTTGTTGATTCTGAGGTTGAGCTTACCGTTGAATTATTTACATTAGTATTGTTACTGGTATTGTTATTTATATTCGTATTGCTATTGGTGCTGGTTGCTACTGAGTTATTAGTATTTACATTTGTGTTGGAATTCGTATTGCTTGAAGTATTAGTATTCACATTCACATTATTATTATTATTGGTATTAGTTGATGTTCCAGTGTAAACAGTCGTATTGTCATTATTATTGTTATTTGTATTGGTATTTGTAGAACTGGCAGTTGAGGTTGTCGTATTCGTATTTACATTGGTATTTGAATTTGTATTACTAGTACCTCCAGAAGAAACATTATTATTTGTATTTACATTTGTCGCAGTACTCGTATTCGTATTTACATTGGTATTTGAATTTGTGTTCGTATTTACATTGGTATTTGAATTTGTATTGGTAGCTGTAGATGTTGCGGTACTGGTAGTAGTTGTCGCCAAAGAATTTGCTTCACAAAATTCAGTGCCAGCAGTGCAAGTACCACTTTGTTGGGCTGCAGCATTTGGTAAAAAAAAAGTTATCAAACAACCAATACCGATCAGTACTATAAATAGAATATTCCTCATAGGAGATTCCAGACAGATAAAAGATATTAATTCTCTCTTGAGACGCTTTTCATTTTCTCAAACGTCCTGAGTCCGCCCAAGCCGAGCATTCCCATCAAAATGGTAGAAAGTTGACTAAAATCAAATTCTGGCAATTCCTGTTCAATGCCAGCTAACGCAAAACCGAACTGCACTAATGGAGCTAATATGAAGTGGTAACTTAATGCCACTCCAGTGACCCAGCCAACGAAGGGCCTCCAGCCAGCGACAAAAATACTTTTGTGGGCTGCTTCAGTCTTGTTCACATCAATTTGGGCAAGATTCGCGTTATGGATCGACATACTCAACTCATGGTTAAGTTTTTCCCGCAAATCCTTATCAGGAACCATTTTGTCAACGATTCCAGTAATCGGTCCAATTAATTTATCAAACATTTTATGCGCTTCCAATTGGAGAAAAGGAACCAATCTCAATCAATTTCTTCCGATTTTCCATATGTTGATTTTCAACATCTTTCTTGCTTTGTCCTGAATATTCCACAGCAAGGTAATTATTAATCATTAACTGGTTTATATTTATTTTGTCTACGATTACAGAGGCAAGAACCCTACCAAATTTTCCTCTAGAATCTTTCAGTTTTGTCCTCAAGACAACATTTTTTCCATTCTCTATCTCATTCTTCAAAAAATCCTTAGCCAAATTTCCTCTGACCTTTTCATCTTTATCCCTTGTTCTTGATTCTGGGGTATCGATGCCATAAAGGCGTACCCTGCATTTATGCAAGATATTAAATCCTAAATCGAGGGTGGCATCTATCGTATCCCCATCTACCACTCTGTTAACTTCACATTTGTATTCATACATCGGTTTTTTCTTCGTGTAATCTAATGTCTTCTTGATATAGTGTTTCCAACAAATATATAAAATCACCGAATGATAAATCTACGGTTATACGTTCATCGGATAAAACAGGGTTAAGACTTTTCGCAAGAACCCTGACCTTCACAGGTCTATAATCAAACTTATAAATTAAAGCAGGTATGTCCCCATTCTTGCAGGAATTCATTACCTGATCCCACCAAGCATCTTTTAATTCAGCGCCCTTTGCATATCGCTTGCACTCGATATTCCATCTACCAAACCTCAAGTCTGGTAATTGCTTTGTCCTTGTCTGCTCAAGTATTCTTTTTACTGGCTTTTCAAGAAGTAAATGTCCAACTAAAAGAGTGGCTATCGACCTCTCAAACGATGCACCTTTGTTTCTGGAATTAACTGGCACTTTAGAAATAAATACCAAATAAATGGGCTATAGCAGTAGCAAAAACAGTACCAACAACAAGCCAAGCAAGCTTTTCCCATCTGGCAGAATGAGCATTACTGGTTACCATTAATTGTTCACTCATTGATCTAAGATGCTTGATTTCAGACACAGCTTCAGACCAACGCTCTCCGCATTCTTTTTCATGTTTTTCTATTTTTTCCAGAGACTGCAAAGCAACTTCCATTGCGCGTTTACCTGCTAATTCCCGTCTTTGAGATTTATTCACTTATCTCCCACTCTCCTTGGCTCTTCCAATATTAATTGCAAGGATATCTACAAACTTATACAGCTTACCGATCCATATATCATCTTTTGGAGTCGGTGTAATAGCAGCTACAATACTTGCGATAGTGACAATCAAAGTAACAACAGAAATAATATTCAAAACCATACCCATATCCATTTCCCCCTAGTTGACCTGATTCGTCTGGCCCGTATCCGTGTCTGTCAGGTTCCAGACATTCAAATTAGCAGCCACAGTCCTGCGCTCACCCGCACCCTTAAACGGGTAGACCAGATGCTGCAACCATGACGGGAACATATATAGCTTCCCGACCTCTGGCTGTAAAGATGTGCATTGCGGTGGCCGTAGCCGTTCCACATCCATGAGTGAATTTCTCCCGTACTGGAAGCACAGATACCCGTCACAATCGCCGCTGGAATTATAGAGGCTGTAATTCGGTGTACCAGCAGTGGGCTGATCTAATATCTGCTGCGGAACCTTTGTCCAGCCAGTCACAGAAATACCCATGATTGTTTTAGTGCCGTGGTCGTGAATCGGATTGTAATCCCCCTCAAAACTATGGACTGACCAGAGTTCGTCCACCTCCACCTTACGGGTTCCTGAAAACATATTTCCAGTCTGTTCCGCAAAATGCTTCACATATTCAATACCCATCCCGCTGATCAGACTGCAAAACTCCTCCAGTTCAGGAGCCGTGTAGTCCATTGTCAACTGTTGTCCACGGTCAATCTGACCCACAAGCGTCCCTGCGTGGGAATGGCGGTCATCGCTCTCCAGTAACCTGTCAAGATAATCATTTATGCCATCCACCATATCGGGCGGAAGGTTAGTCTCCAGCATGAAGGCAGCAGGTAAAGACCAGATATTGATGTTAACTTCAGGCATGGAAAATCAATCCTCCAAAACCTCTTCCGCTTTTTTCTTGGAAGCGGAGAGAAAAGAGTTCTCAAAAATCTTCAAAGCAGCACTGACCTGATCTATCTCAAAAGTAAGCCTACCCCGCTTATTCCTCAAATCAAGAATCTGGGAATGGAAATATTTCTGTTCCTCAGAAAGGTCTTCCACCCTAATTTTCTCATCTCCAAGAAAAACAACATTCTCTTCTGCCGGTTGATCAATCATCCAATATCTCCAAAATTAACTTTCAAGTGCCGCTATCCTAGCTTCCAGTTCTTGGACAGTTGCTACAAGTAATGGAACTAGCTTGCTGTGATCCATTGCCTGAACAATGACATTACCGCTTGCATCTACACCATCCTTATCGCCATGAACGGCTTCGGGAACAACCCCAGCAACCTCATGGGCCTGAAACCCGTCCAACGTGGGAGATTCGCCAATAAAATTAAAGCGGTAAGGCTTGAGATTTTTTAAGCGAGTAGTGGCATTTTCAAGATCAACAACATTTTCTTTCAGTCGGTAATCCGATGAAGTATTAAAGGCGGTTGTCGTCCCTGATGTCGTTATGGACCCAACGACTGTATCATCCCCTTTGCAGAATGCCATTGGCAAAGTAGTATCGACTCCTCCACCGCCAGTCGCCATCGAGTACTTTCCGTTGTGCGACTTCACGCACCAGAAAGCGTTTACAGGTTCCGAAGTCAAATTGTTGTAAACGTTTCCTGTCGATTGCATGAAAATTCGGTCAGAACCACCCGTGCGGATTCTTAAATCGCTTGAGCTGTCGATATAGGAGTCTGTGCCATCGTGATACAAATCCATATCGGCCCCAGTACCCAATTGAATTTTGGTGCTGTCTGGTACATTCAACGAATCATCACTCTCGTCCCAAAGCAGATACTTGCCGGAAGTTGCACCGAAAAATTTTACGTCTTTGCCCGTGTCATCTACACCGACCGTAACTGTCCCATCTATTTGCACATTGCCGTCAATATCTACAGCGTCTAAATTAGTTGTTCCGTCAATATCTACATCACCAGCAACAGTTAATCCTGCTGCTCCTACTAATTTTAAGTCATCAGCACTCTCATCCCAGAGCATATAAGCCCCAGATGTAGCACCAAAGAATTTAACATCGTAACCCGTATCATCTGCACCAACTGTAATAGTTCCATCTGCTTGAGTTGCACCATCAATATCTACTACGTCTAGGTTAGCTGTGCCATCTATATCAATGTTTCCCGCAACTGTAAGTCCAGCAGCACCAACTAGCTTTAAATCGTCTGCGGATTCATCCCAGAGCATATAAGCCCCGGAAGTGGCCCCGAAAAATTTTACGTCATATCCGGTATCATTCACTCCAACCGTCAGGGTGCTGTACTGAACCACCCCGTCTGCCGATTCATCCCACAACCAGTATTTACCTGATGTGGCCCCGAAAAATTTTACATCATGACCGGTATCATTTACCCCTACCGTAACTTTGCCGCCGATATTGATATCAGCCAGCGCATCAACTACTGCTGCCCCGGCTCCAGCCCCATCGTAATAAACCATGCGGGATTCGCCGGTAGGGATATTCAGTGTGGCCCCGGTTCCCTGTTTGATCGTAATGATTTGTGAGCCACTTGTTGCGTTTTCAATAATCTGAATACGGCTCACCGTATTGGGAGCAATCGTTAAAACTCTGGTTGCGGTCAAAGAACCGCTTGATGTGACCTTGAAATAGAAGGCACGGGCAGGATCAGCGGCCCCGTCAGCAACCGTTGTAGTTGCATCTGCATCACTGCCAAAAGATTCCTGTGTGGCGTAGGATACGGCTTCTCCTATCAACTCCAAATTTGTATTTGTGGATGTTCCCCAAGTACCGGACTCATCTCCAGTTGATATTTCCTTGAGCCTTAAATCATTTACATAAGTCGCCATACTATGCTACCTCTTTCCAATCAGGAGTTTGTCCGTCATCCACTGAACTCCAACTTGGTGTTTGTGAATCAGAAATCGTTGACCAAGAAGGTGTTTGTCCGTCATCCACAATACTCCATACCAAAACACTGGCTGTAGATACTTCAACTTCATTACCTGTAACTTCGACCGCTGCCTTGGCAACCACTGTGACAGAAGCGGTATATGCAGTAGACGCATCACTGGTAACTTCAATCGTGTTATTCGTGACAAGCGAGACTGAGCCGACCGCAGAAGTTGCCACATTCCCGCTTGCAGTGACTGCCGCCTTACCCGTAACAGTAACGCTGGCCGTAGATACGGTTGTCGAGTTTCCTGAAGCAGAGACACCCGCTGCGGCAGTGACAGTGACGGAATTAACAGACGCTGTTGATCCCGGCAATGCCTCTTCTGCGTTACCCCAAGTGCTCTCACCCCAAGCAATATTGCTAGAGTTCCAGCCTTGCCATGCAACTTTTGCGTTAGCCACATTATCTACTCACTACGCGATTCTGATGATGGCATTACTCGCATCTGCTGCGGGAAATGTGATCGTGAAATCGCCTGCCGTTGAAGTCTTGTCGCCACCGAAAGCCAGAACCACCACTGCGCGGTTCGCACTACCTGCGGTTGTACTGGAATTGTAAATCAATGCCCCGTT